ACTTCGTCGCTTCAACCTAACCTAATCAATCATGGGCTAGGTGCGCTCCCGTATCTAGCCCAGCAGCTCACGAAAGGAAACAGAGATGCCAGCAATCATTACAGTCGCCAGTCTTAGACAGGTTCTTGGCGTCTCTGTTTCTCTTTATTCAAACGATTATCTTGAAAGCATTATTGATTCAGCCGAGCAGGTAATTCTGCCGCTATTGACTGCCAATCAGAACTCAGTCGCCGCCGTATATTTGCAAAACAATGTCGCCTATTACATAACTCAAAAGCCCAACACATTTGTTGCTGGTCAGAGTGTTGTAGTTACAGGTTGCGTTCCAGCTACATTCAACGGAACACAGACAGTCACATCAAATTACTATGATCCATTCCCTTATTTGCCTTTCGCATATCCGGCTCCATATTTCTACTTTACTTCAGCAATCACTAATGCAGACATTACATTTCGCCCAGTAATTCCGGGCGGCGTTGCTTACCTATCTGGGGCAGACGCGGCCACGCTCTATGCAAGTACCGATGCAGTCGAACAGGCGGTCACCATCGTCAGCGTCGAAATCTTCCAGAGCGTGGTCGCGCCCGGCGGTCAGATTGAAGGCGTAGATTTCGCTCCGTCGCCATTTCGTATGGGAAGATCACTTCAAAATCGCGTCATTGGCCTTCTTGGTAATTACGTCGATGTCTCAACGATGGCCATGTAAATGCCTACTCCAACATCAATCGCGACCAATATCCGAGGCACACTTGCCACTGCACTTGGATCAGTAGCTGCATCAGTTTATTCGACCGTGCCAGAGGCAGTCATTCCACCAGCTTGCGTTATCGTTCCCGATGCGCCTTATTTAGAAACGACGACAATCGGTAAAAGTACGGTACGCGTGAAAGTCAATTTGGTTGTCAGTGCGGCCGTTGCATATAACAACAATGCCGGAGCACTAGATAATCTTGAACAGTTAGTCATAAGCATCATGCAAGCGATGCCAACTGGATATGTTGTCGGAGATGTTCAACAACCGACAATTCAATCAGTCGGAGCATCTAATCTACTAGTGGCGGATCTCGCGGTCAGCACTTACTACACACAAGAAACTATCTAAGGAGACAAAGAAATGCCAACAACAATAGTCACCGGTCGCGACATAGTATTCACGCTTGCCACCGTTAATTATGACGCACAGACAACTTCAGTCACTCTTGTCAATGCGCCAGTCATTACTACTTATCAGACACTTGATGGAAAAGCCTATAAGCACATTGATGATCAATGGACGCTTAACATGGAGCTTCTTGCAGATTGGGGCGTTGCATCATCACTCTTTGAAGCGATGTGGACTGCGTTCACTTCTGCTCCGAACACTGCACTTGCATTCAGCTTAACAACTGCAACAGGCGCAGTCTTTACCGGCAACGTGTTCCCAGTAGCACCAACTGCTGGCGGAGCCGCACCAGATGCGCAGACAGATTCTTGGGCGATGCTTTGCTCAACAACACCAACCGGCACATTCAGCTAAACAAAACAGAAACGGGAGCACACAATGAAACTGCCAATCACAATCGAATACATGTCCGGCGAATCTGCAACCTATACGGCGCAGCCGCCAGAATGGGCTCGTTGGGAAAAACTCACGGGCAACACAATTTCGCAGGCGCAGGAGAAGATCGGAATCTCTGATCTTCTCTTCCTTGCGTGGAATGCGATGAAACGTGAAGCTGGTGGAAAGCCAGTCAAAGGCTATGAAGTCTGGTGCGAAACAGTGGCAGATGTGCAGGTGGGAGACAACGACCCAAAAGTCACAGAGTCGGAAGTGTAAGTCGATTATTGGTTGAAGTCGCTATTGCGACAGGCATACCGATGGGAGAATGGACTTCGGCAGACGACATCTTGACGGCGATTGAGATATTGGAGAAGCGAAATGGCGTTTAAGGCGACGAAAGGGCAAGGAACCTTTCGCATTGAAGTCGAGCCTTATGCGCTAAAGAATCTGATTTCAACACTTAATCTGCTAGACAAAGAAACACAGGGTCGAGTCCGCGATGCAGCTCAGCCGCTATCAAAGCGACTAGCCGGCCAGATTATGATGTTTGGACATGGCTCACCTACTCCACAGACAAAGCTAGTCTTGCAATCGATTGTCACTCCACGCGATCGATTGATTCGCGTTGATATTGGTGGTGCGAAGAAAGTTGGTCGCGCCTATGGTGGACGACCAAGTAAGAGCGGCAAAGGCGCAAAGGTTGGACGCACTCAAGCTCCAGCCGGCGCACTTCTGTGGGGCTCAGAATATGGATCGCGTCCAGGCGTTGATAGAGCTCAACGCAAATACACAAACCGATTTAAGGTTCCATATAATCGCGAAGGATATTGGTTGAATAAAAGCGTGGACTTCTACACTCCAGTCGTTGCGCAGGAGTATATTTCTATCGTTACGGGAATCATTAACGATTTGGGGCTCAAATAATGGCAGGCATTCCAAAGGTCAAGATTACCTTCGATGCTGACTTTGATGATCTCAAAAAAGGCATAAAAGGTTCTCAGGCAGAAGTCGAAACCTTCGCCGACAAGGTTGGAGACTTTGGCAAGAAAGCGGCAGTCGCTTTCGGTATTGCCGGAGCTGCAATCGGTGCGTTCGCATTAGCCGCAGTCAAAGCCGCAGCAGAAGATGAAACTGCACAAACTAAACTTCAAGAAACTATCCGCAACACTACAAACGCAACTACGGAGCAGATTGCCGGCATTGATAAATATGTCACGGCACAAAGCATCGCGACGGCAACAACCGATGATGTCATTCGTCCGGCCTTGTCTCGCCTATTGCGTGCAACTGGAGATTTGACCAAGTCGCAAGAATTGCTCACATTAAGCCAAGAAATATCTGTGGCAACCGGCAAGCCATTGGAAGCGGTGACAAACGCCGTTGCAAAGAGCTTTGAAGGATCCAATACTGCACTTGGCAAATTAGGCATTGGCATCGACGCTGCAACGCTCAAGACAATGACATTCGATGAAACGCAACAGTTACTCAACAAGACATTTGATGGCTTTATTGAGAATCAGTCTGAGACTGCTGCGTTCAAGTTTAAGCAAATTAGTATCGCGGTCGATGAATCCAAAGAAGCAATCGGCGCAGCTCTATTGCCAGTAGTTAAAGAATTAGCAGATTTCATTATCGTGTCGGTAGTTCCGGCAATTGAATCATTTGTTGCCGGATTAACGGGCGAAGATAGTCTTGCCGAAGGTCTTACAGAATCACAGAAAAAAGCCGTCGAATGGGGAACAAAAGTCCGAAACGTACTCGACACAGTTATTGATCTAAAAGATGAATTGATTGCTTTGGCCATTGTGATTGGAACAGTCTTTGTTGTTTCAAAGATTGCAGCCGGTGTTACGGCGACGATTGCATTGATAAAGACATTGATCACTGCATATAACGCTTTGAAAGCATCAGCAATTCTGGCGGGTATTGCTACTGCATTTGCACTTAATCCTTTGTTGGGTGTTGGAGCCGTTGCACTTGCGGCTGGTGTTCTAGCTGCTGGAAATGCTCTAGCAAATCGAAATGAAGGCGAAACACAATTTGCAGTCGGTGGCGCACCCGGAGCGATTAGCGGTGGGGGCAGTAGCGGTCGCAGTACGGGTGGAATCACAGGTGGCGGAAGCTCAGGCGGTGGGGGCAGTAGCGGCGGCGGAGCAACGTCCAAAGTAACATCAGGCATCGCCACGGCGGTTGCCAGTGCAGCTAGAGCAGGCGGAGCGTTCACCGATTCACAGAATGCAGCTCGTCTAACTGCTCAAGGCGGTGGCGGTTTCACGGATTCTCAAAACGCTGCACGAATCAATCTCACAGTCAATGGCGCAATCGATGCCGAAGGTACTGCTCGCACAATCGTCAAGACTCTCAACGATTCGTTCTACCGTGGCACTGGCGGAGCCTCCGCACTTCAGGCGATCTAATGACTCAATGGGCTCCAGTCTGGCGCGTTGAAATTGCCGGCGTTGATGTTACCGATTCGGTGTTGGCCAATCTGACAATTACGTCAGGGCGCACAAATATCTACGAGCAGGCTCAAGCTGGATATTGCTCGGTCAATCTCATTATCTTCAATCAAGCTGCATTACCTTACGAAATCAATGACACCATCTCGATTGAAGTGCAGGACACATCGGCCGTCTATGTGCCAATCTTTGGCGGCTCAATCGTGGACATCTCTGTGAGCGTGTCTCAAGTCGGTTCAACCGCTTACACTCAAGAAGTCACCATCACGGCTCTAGGAGCCCTTGCAAGGCTCCAGAAGGCTCTCACAGATGGCGTCTTGTCTCATGACTTTGATGGCAATCAGATAGAAACAATCTTGAGCGAAGTCTTATTGGCTCAATGGCAACAGGTTCCAGCCGCGCTTCAATGGAACACTTATGATCCGACGACGACATGGGCGACTGCTGGCAATAATGGCATAGGAGAGATTGATACTCCAGGCAATTACGAATTGGCTCAACGCTCATCAGATCGCATCATTGTCTATGATTTAGTTGCCGCGCTGGCAAGTAGCGGATTAGGTTATTTATACGAATCGGCATCGGGCTTAATTAGCTATGCTGACTCGACTCACCGGACGAATTATCTTGCAGCTAATGGCTACACAGATCTGACTGCTAATCATGCTTTAGGCCAGGGCATTACGATTAAGACAAGGGCAGGAGATGTCAGAAATGACATAACTATCAGTTACGGCCAAAACTCATCTAATCAGGTAAGCGACACAGATCCAGCATCGATTGCAGTTTATGGCGATTTATCACAAATCTTTACAACCACCTTGCGACACTTACACGATGCTGAAGATCAAGCTGCGTTCTATCTGGCACTGCGAGCTTATCCGCAGCCAATCTTTGATTCCATCACTTACGCCTTGACTAATCCAGAGCTAGACAATGCCGATCGTAATGCTCTTATCAATGTCTTTATGGGTCAGCCGATTGCACTCAACAACCTTCCTCCAAATATGTCGTCCGGAACATTCCAAGGCTTTGTCGAGGGCTGGACTTTCCGCGCCTCTTACAATCAACTTGACATCACTCTTCTTATGTCGCCACTGGCTTATTCACTGCAAGCTATGCGCTGGAATGATGTGCCAATTAACGAGCAGTGGAATACCGTGTCGCCGACTTTAGAGTGGCAATATGCCACAATAGTCTCATAATGAAAGGAATACAGAATGGCTAATCCAACAACAAACTATGGTTTCGTGTTACCGACTGCAACCGATTTAGTGACCGACCTTCCAGCCGACTTTGACGTTGCACTTCAGGGCGTTGATACTCGATTAAAAGCATTACAACCAGGAACGACGCTTGGTGATCTTGCTTATTCGTCAGCTACTGCTAACACAAGCACTCGTTTAGCTATTGGTGCAAGCAATCAGGTTCTAGGTGTTGTAGCTGGTGTTCCAGCATGGATTGATCCAGACAATATCGCTTCTACTTATTCTGCTAAGACTGCCGCATACACATTCGCGTCAGGCGATGAAGGCAACATATTCTCGATGAACAATGCTGCAACTCAGCAATTCAACATTCCAACAGATGCAACTTTTAACTTCGCAATCGGTACAGAAATCAACGTGTTCTGGATTACCGGCGCAGGTCAGCCAACAATCGGCGCAGTCACTCCAGGCACAACGACAGTCATTTCAACAGGTGCAACAAGTGCCACTCCTAAATTGCGTGTTGCTAATTCAGGTGCAACTTGCAAAAAACTAGCTGCTGATTCTTGGATAGTCTTTGGAGATCTAGCCTAATGACACCAATGCTTGGAATTATGGCTAGTGGTATATCCAAATCCAAATCATTTTCTGCAACCGGTGGCACTGAATATACTTCAGGCGGTTACAAGTATCACAAGTTTACTTCTAGCGGAACTTTTACGGTTGTTGGCAGTAAAGCAATGGAATGGATTGTTGTTGCAGGTGGCGGTGGTGGTGGTGCTGACGAATTAGCAGGTGGCGGTGGCGGCGCAGGTGGTTTGCTTGCAAGCAGTGGAACAATCACGGCAAATGCTTATTCAATCACAGTCGGCGGTGGTGGAACAGGCGGCGGTAATACAGGAACAACCGCTACCAACGGAAGCAATTCAGTATTCAATTCCACAACTGCCACAGGCGGTGGTAATGGCGGCGGATTTCTTAATGGCGTTAATTACTATGCACCAAACATAGGCGGTTCTGGTGGCGGCGGTGGTAAAATTAACGGCGTCAATAGAACTGGTGCAGACGGCACAAGCGGTCAAGGTTTAGCAGGTGGCAATGGGCAATCTAACGAAGCAGCAGGTGGCGGTGGTGGTAAAGGCGCGATCGGTTCAAATGCTGCTTCAACATCAGGCGGCAACGGCGGAATTGGATCTAACACTTATTCAACTTGGGCAAGTGCTACTTCATCAGGTGATTCAGGTTATTACGCGGGCGGAGGCGGCGGTGCGGGAACGGCTGGAGGAAGTGCAAGCAACGGCGGAACAGGCGGAGGCGGTCTAGGCTCTCGTGGTAATAGCGGGCAAGGCGGGGCGCGTAATTCAACAGTAGGCACGGCCAATACAGGTGGCGGTGGTGGCGGTGGTTCTAATGATGGTGTGTTTAATGGTCGAAACGGCGGAAGCGGAATTGTAATTGTAAGGTATGCAGTATGAGTCACTGGGCAGAAATTGACGCAGACAACAAAGTATTGCGCGTACTTGTTGGCGATAATGATGCGCCAGATGAAGGCCAAGCGTTTATGGAATCACTTGGCGGGACATGGATCAAGACTAGTTACAACGCCAACATCAGAAAAAATTATGCTGGTGTAGGTCATATTTATGATGCAACGATTGACGCTTTTATTATGCCAAAGCCGATTGAAGGCGATTGGATTCTTAATGAAACAACTGCACAATGGGAAAAGGTTAATGAATAAATATCCAGACGGCACTGCTGCACGAATTATCGAAGTCGCACTAGCTGAAGTCGGCACAATCGAGACTGGCGAGAATCTGACCAAGTACGGCAAGTTCACAAAGGCCGACGGATTGCCCTGGTGCGGATCCTTCTGCAACTGGGTCTTTGACCAGGCAAAAGTCAAGATTCCGTCAATGGTTTCAACGGCTGCTGGAGCTCATAAAATGAAAGAGCTTGGACGCTGGATTGATAATAAGCCGCAGCTTGGAGATCTATGCTTTATGGACTTTCCACACGATGGCATTGATCGCATCAGTCACATCGGAATTGTGGTCAAGGTAGGCGCAACGAGCGTCTATTGCATCGAAGGCAATACTTCCGGCACTGGTGATCAACGCAACGGCGGAATGGTGATGATTCAGCAACGCTACGTCGGCAAGGAAATCGTTGGTTTCGCTAGGCCAAAGCTTGTTGCTTATGCTGGAGAATATCCAGTGGTCGAGCCACTTCCACAGGCAAAGCCGAAAAAGGAGAAGAAGAAATGACACAATTTAAGGCACTCGCGGCATCATGGGCTAGATCATCAGTGGCCGGAATGTTAGCCGTTTATATGACAGGAAATCAGAATCCAAAAGATTTAGCGATGGGGCTTGTCGCTGGTCTAATTCCGGTACTAGCTCGCTGGGCTA